CATCCCCTCCCGTCAGGTGTGGCGTGAACTGCGCCGCCTTGCCAGCCAGATGGCACGCAACCCGGAAGGCCCGCAACGGCTGAAGGATGACGCAATGGATGCGGTTCTTGCTGCCGCTGATGCCGGATGTTTTGCCACCTACATAGAGAAACAGGGCGGCGTTCTTGTTCCACGCAAAGACTACCTGATTCGCACCGCCTACGACCTCGCAGATGAGCTGAACGATTACGGCGAACAGAGCGTACAGATTTACGGGATCTGGTCGCCACTCATCGGGGAATCCTCCCGTGTGTGCACGCATCCGGATAACTGGAAGCTGGTAAGACGTAAACCGGAAACGGAAGACAGCGCCCGCGAAAATGGTTTTGACCTTCAGGGCGGCCCTGCCGCCCCTTGGACTCGTGGCAATAACTGTCCCCGTGTACAGGAAACGGACAACAACGGGACAGAACAGCCGGAAGAACGGCCAGCACCGTGGCCGCAGCTTCCTGACAGCGTTGACGTGAATGAATGGATGCGCTCACTGAAACGGCACGAACGCCGGGCGCTGATGCGTTCGCTGCGTGACAAACAGGCAAAAAACAGCAGTGATGAAATGCAGAACTGGACACAGAGCCGCAAACAGCCACAGCCTTTGCCTGATAACCACGAGTTACTCGCTAAAGAATGGCGGGAGTCTGCTGAATCTCTCGGCCTGCATATCGGTGAACAGCAGATGCAGCACCTGTTACGGGGCGGCAGCCTGTACGTTGACGGCAGCATCATTGCACCGCAGGGATTTGAAATTGTACGCAAACCGGATACCAGCCCGGACAGCCGAATCACGCAGCTCTGGCAGCGCCTGAGCCGTAATCACGGCGTAAGCAGCACGGGGATCCGCCATAACCCGGTCGCCAGCTATCTGGAACAGCTGGGGGCATCAGACCCCGAAGCCGCCGCACGCCTGGCATCCACACTTCAGCAGGACCAGAACACCATGAAAACCCCCGTTACCGTGCTTTCTGACATGCTGCGCGCCATCCGTGACGCAGAGCACGCACAGAGAATCAGTGAAACAACTGAACGCGCCCGCCGCAAAGCAGACCTGCTGCGGGGTGGCCTGACCAGTGGAAACAAAAAACAGACAAAAACAGGATTCACAAATCCCGTAAATGAGCAAAAAACGCGCCGTGATATATGAAGCGCGCACAAAACAGGCGAAAACGGGATTTAAAAATCCTGTAACCGATTAATTAATCAACATAAGGAAAAGCGACATGAAAATTTGTATCGACGACGGATCCACCAACATCAAGCTGGCATGGACTGAGAACGGCGAACGCCGCAACGCCATCAGCCCGAACAGCTTCAAGTCAGAATGGTCTGCGCCGTTCGGTGGCACGCAGCCCGCGAACTACATGCTTGATGGCGTGCGCTATGGTTTTGATCCGGTCAGCGATCGCTTTGTCCAGACGACCGACACGCAATACCAGTACAGCGATGTGAATGTCATTGCCATTCATCATGCGCTGGTCAAATCAGGCATCACGCCACAGGAGGTGGATGTGGTTGTCACCCTGCCACTGAGCGAGTATTTCGACACAAACGCACAGCCGGACATGGCCAACATCAACCGCAAAAAAGCGAACGTTATGCGCCCGGTGGAGTACCAGAACGGCGAGGCATTCACTATCCGTAACGTGCGGGTTATGCCTGAATCCATTCCGGCTGGCTTTAAAGCACTGGCTGACATGAGTCCGTTTGAATCCCTGCTGATTGTGGATTTGGGCGGAACCACGCTGGATGTGGCAAAGGTTCAGGGGCAACTGGCAGGTATCAGCCAGGTGTTTTGCGATCCACACGTAGGCGTTTCCCTGATGGCCGATGCCGTACTGTCGGTAATGGCCACTAACGGTATGCGCACCAGTCACCACATCGCCAATACCATTATCGAACATCGCCACGATGAAGCCTGGCTGCGCCAGCACATCCACAATAACGCACATTACGCCAGCCTGATGGCTGTTATTCGTGAAAAGGAAGAAACACTGAAACAACGCGTGATCCGCGCGCTGGCGGGTTTTTCGGGTTACGGGCGGGTGATGGTTGTAGGTGGAGGGGCAGAGATTGTGGCACCCGCTATCCGCGAAGCCTGCGGAGTTAATGCGACTTTCATCGCGGACGGGGTGCCACAGTTTGCTCTGGTTAATGGGCTGTACGCAATGGACAAGGAGTAAATCAATGACGACACCAACCAGACGGATAAGTTTCTATCTGAAGCCCGCCGTCGTCAAGAGCGAACGGGAGGCGTGCAGTTACCTCGACAGCCTGCCAGCCTCCGAACGCAGCCGCGCACAACGCGCGGCTTTTCTGGCCGGACTGGCTCTTATAAAACGCACCCCCGCGTTGGCGTATTCGCTGGCAGAATGGTCAGAAGACGAAATACGGATGCCACCGCTACCAGTACAGCCTGAAAAACCGGCGCAACCAGCAGCAGACAGCGCCCCCCATATGCAGCAGGTGAAAAAGAATATTCAGGCGTTTTTCCCGAAGTGAAAACAGGAGTAACTATGTCCACCATTACCAAAGAATGGTTACAACGTAAAATCACAGAGTTTAAATCGTGGCGCGAAGACATCCCGTTCGGTCTTGATGAAGACGATCACAATATGTTAATCGCACTGGAAATCGCACTTGCATCACTGGAAGCAGAGCCAGTGGCATGGATGCACGCAAATAATCCTATTGGAATACCGGCGATAACAAGAAGTAAAGATGTTGCAGACAGCTGGCGCTCTAAGGGATGGAATGTATTGCCTCTTTATTCACTGACCCGCTCCATCAATTTATGCCATTAATGGAAGTAATCATGATGAAAGATAATTCCGGAAGCCAGCGTGCATCAGTTGCAGTTATGGTAATGATTAAATTTGTGAAACAGTACACCGGAAAGCCAATCTCGCTCCGGCAATTAAGCAAAGAAACCGTTTCACTGTCATATCTGGAGCAAATATTCAGATATTTACGGGAAAGTAGCCTGGTAAAAGCCACACGCGGCCCGGGTGGTGGATATATCCCGACAAAAGAAAATTACAGTGTTGGTGATATTGTCCGGGCAATGAAATGTTCCGGATTATATACACAGCACGTTATTCTGGCTGCACTGGATAATATTTCTTTAACCAGCCTGCAGGAAGACACAAATTATCAGTTGTCTGCCATTGAATAAGAAAACCCGGAACGGGTGCGCAAATTCTTTGTGCGCCCGTTCCGGGTTGGACAAGCGAAGCGCGTCAGCTATCCGGCCTGCAACAACTCCAGAGCCATTTGTTTTTCTTCCGGACGCATCCGCTCAATCAACAGCTTTAACACACCATTCTCCAGCCCGCTGGGCACCAGTGTGTGCGAGTAGGTCAGATTCATCACCCAGGTATGTCCGCACTCGAGACGGGTGCAACGGTAATACACATCAGCAAACTGATCGGTTTTCCAGGCTGTTTTCTCAATCACTGCATGTGCACCGCAGCAATGACATCGCGCTTTCTGTCTGCGCATTTTCCACCTCCCGGAACAGCGTTTTACTGCCACCGATTTTACCCGCTCTTTCCCCATACCGCACATCACTCCATGGGTTCATCAAAATCAAGAATAAATTTCACCTCCCCCAGTCGTCTGATATCCGGGTCGCTGTTGATCCCCTCCATAATCAGGCGGCGCATCGGGATAACCTCATCCCTGTAATATGCCTCGCGGGATTTCAGTGGGTCACCAAGCCCGGCCGTATTTGCGGGAATGATGCCGGCAAGCCCGGGTGGAAAACGGTGCGCAACGAGCTGATCCTGGGCACTGATAGTTTTTATATTCAGGAACTCATCTTTTGTACCTGAATCTCCGATAGGGATCACCTTAACGCCTTCTTTGTCTCCGCCAGGTATATTGATAAACATGGATTTAAAATTGCCCGCCCCTTTTGACGCCTCTATCTTTTTACGGAATTCCGCCTCGAGCTCGGGATCCATGTCCGGGTCAGTGGAATACAGGATATAACCAAGATGTGCGCCGTTCTTGTAATACTTGCGGCGAAAGCGGGTGGCATCCACATTCAGCATGGCAGATTCCATCCCGTGAATATAATCCGGGACACCGTAAACCTGCTGTTGCGGGTCATAAATGGCCACGAACACTACTTCGCCTGGCGGGTAAACGAGATCTTCCAGTGCCGCCTGCACAATCACCGTGCCACCCTCGTTGTTACGCCGCAGGTACAGAGAAGGTAACGTATGCAGGCGCACCACTCGACCGAAGCCATTGCGCACTTTAAGCAACCCCATATCCCCGAATATCAGCAGATTGGTTACTGCTGCCGCCATGGCGGCGTGTGTCATACCACCACCACCCCGAAAACCCTGCATGATCATATTGACGCGCGCACGCAATACCGCGCCGTGATACGGTGCGATATTGGACAACATGGCGAGATCCATGCGCTCAATGGGCGGTGTGTACCAGCCGTTATAGCCATCCCAGAGCGAGCCGTAATAACAGCCCCATGCTGCGACCGGTTCCGGGTCACCAAATTCAATAAAAGTCATTTTGCTGGCTGTTTTTTTTGCCACGCCATCGTGTAACACGGGGTATTTTTTCTTTTTACTCATCTGACAGGATCCATGTTGATTTGCGCTTGTGCTTATAGTTCAGGGGTTCATTACTTGCGGCATGAGCTATGGCAAAGAAGATGTCAGCGTGCCCGGTTTCTTCGCTACGTTCGGCGGTGAAAGTGACTTTATTGCCGCTGTTGGTGGATTCCTGACGAATGGCCAGGAACGATGCCGGAATATCCGTGGCTTCTTCATCCCACTCAATACGGTTGGCGTAAATCAGATCCAGCATCTTCATCACCAGGCGGTTTTTGGATTCCACGCTGTAATGAATGGCCACTGTTTCACGGCGGGCAAATCCCTGAACCAGCTCAAAGACACCGTAGCCAAGACCGGTGACGTCAATGCCGATAAATGTCATGTTATAGCGCGCCTTAATGCTGCGGATACGCTCTGCCATAAACTGGAATGACATGCTGCGCCAGTGGTGTTTTTCCAGCACGCGGAATCGTTCTGCCGCAACCAGCGGCGGTGCCAGCACAACAAATGTGGCGTTATCGCCGGAGCGCGCAGGGTCAAAGCCGCCCCACACTTCACGGTTACCAAATGGCATGGGCTCTTCCGGGTGAAAATCCTCCCACGTACTGACATCAACACCACAACGCACAAGATCATCGAATTTAAAGACGCTCTCTTTGTCATCCACAAACACACACATAAACAGCATATTGAACGCTGTTTCGTTGTATCGCTCGCGCAGCTCGTTGATGTCAGCAAGGTTAAAGCCGCCGGCAATGGCATCTTCCAGCGTAACCACATAGCGCCACTGACCATCCGGACATTCACGCCCACCATCGCGCAGCTCATCAAAGGACGGAAACTCAACCCCTTTTCGTTTCGGATCGCCTTTGCGCCATTCATCGCCAGACCAGAACGGGTAACCCTGGTGTGTTTTGGATGACGGCGTGGAGAAATAGGTAATGCGCCAGTGTTTATGGGTGGCCATCCCTGATGCCACTTCATTGAGACGGCGAAAACCGGGGATCCACAGGTATTCATCAATATACAGGTGGCCGCTGTTTGACTGCGCTGTGTTACTGTTGGTCGCCAGAAAATACAGTTCAGCCAGATTACTTAACTTAACCGGATTGCCTTTAATGGGAATGCCAAACTCTGTTTGTGCAATTTTTACAATATAAGTACGGAACACTTCGGCCTGACGTTTTGATGCCGATAAAAATATCTGTGTGTCGCCGGTTAATACTGCATCTTCAAATGCCTCAAACGCGAAGTAATACGTCGCCCCAATCTGGCGGGATTTAAGCAGGTTGCGTACACGGCGGAATTTGTTTTCACGCAGATGCAACTGATAAGCAAACAACTTTTTCGTAAACGGCTCAAAACTTTCAGCAGTCAGTCCGGAAACGTCATTAGCTTTGCGGGGGCGCTCTTTCTTACCTGCACCTTTTTCTCCGCGTTCTTCTTTTCCATAACGACCAGACTGGGGAATATCCGCTCCCATTCGTTCAATCTCGGCCATGCGTTCCGTGTGCTTGTTCCTGACCGACATCAGTTTGACGTGATGACCAATCAGGCGATCAAGTTCATCGTGCTCTTCCGGCGTTTTATGATCACGCTCCGCCAGTACAGCGAGACGACGAGCGATAACATCCTCCACGCCTTCAGCATTAAGCTGTGTGTACCACTCAAACTTTGTCGCCCAGTAATAAACAATTCGCGGGCTGTTCAGTCCGAGCTTCTTTTGTATTTCTTTTGGTGTGTGTCTTTTCAGATAGAGCGATTTTGCAGCAGCAATCACCTCATCAGAATACGCCATAAATAAACCTCACCTGCTGATGCAATTTTAATTTATGCATTTTCAGCAAAGGCTTTTTTAAAAACGAATATCGCTTTTCGGTATTTTTCGGATATATACACATATCCGAAAGTACCGGAAATTAATCAGATGACGACATTTTTATTTCTCCGTTAAATAACGCCAGTTTAATTTTTATCAGCGGGTTAATTCAGATGTCGAAACTGAAAACAGACTGGGTGGTCGTAGCCACTTCAGGCCCCACCATCGACGGTCGGGAAATTGATCCAAAGTGGCTGACGGATGCCGCCGAGGTTTATAACCCGGACGAACACACCGCCATGCTCTGGCCGTTTCATGCCAGCGCCGGCTGGCGTGCTTTCACCAATAACTATGGTCTTGTTGATGCACTGAAGGCGGAAAAAGTCGGTGATAAAGTGCAGTTGAAAGCCCGCCTGATACCCAACCGCTTTCTGACCGAAGCCAACGAGGCTGGACAAAAACTTTTCACCTCCATAGAGGTAAAGGAAAACTACCTGGGAACAGGCAAATTCTTTGTATCCGGTATCGCTGTGACTGACACACCGGCCAGCATCAACACCACCCGCCTGCAATTTTCGCAGGGAGATTCCATTCACATGGGGAATGCAGAAGAACTGAATTTCACGCTGCAGTCTGACGACGAGCAGGCCAAACGCAGTTTCTTTTCCGGCCTTTTCTCCGTGGGACGCAACAAACAGGAAAACGATATGAACGAAAAACAGTTCGGCCAGTTGATGGACGCTATCAACAAAACCGGCGAACGCCTGGACAAACTGGAAGAAAACGTCACGCAGTTCAGCGCGAAGGATGCCCCGAAAGATACCGGTGATAACAAGCCGGAAGGCAGCACCGGCGATCAGGGGCAGGACAACGCAGAACAGAACAACAAGGACGACAAAACCTTCACGCTGACCACCGAGCAGGGCGAAAAGCTGTTCTCCACAGTGAACGCCATCGCGGAGAAGGTTACCAGTATGGAAACCGCATTTGCTGAACTCAGCAAGGACGCCACGAAGCTGCCGGGCAACAATCCGGCCGGTGGCGAAACTTTTAACCTGGTGTAACCGGAGAGAACGCAATGAACATGACACCAGAAGCACAAAAGCTGGTTAATCAGTACATCAGCGAACTGCAAAAAACATTCAGTGACTGCGGGAAATCAAGCGATCGTTTCTTTTCGCTGACCGAGCCACGCAGTATTGCTCTGCGTAAAGCCCTGCTGGAAAGCACGGAGTTTCTGAGTTTCATCACCTGCATGGACGTTCCGCACCCGCAGGGACAGGTCGTCACCGTGGGCGAATCCACACTGCGCACCGGTCGCGTGAAAAGCGGTCGTTTCGCTAAAGGTTCGGGCATCAAAGGCAACGAATTTAAACTCGTTGAAACTGATTCCTGCTGCGTGATCACCTGGGAACAACTCGCCATCTGGGCGAATGCCGGCAGCCCGCAGGAATTTTTCAACCTGATGAACTCCGCCGCCGTCACCAACTTTGCGCTGGATATGCTGCGCATTGGCTTTAACGGTAAAACAGCAGCGGAAAACTCTGACCCGGAAAGTCATCCGAACGGCGAAGACGTCAACATCGGCTGGCATGAAATCGCCAAAAAGTGGGGAGAACAGCCCGGCAATACCTCCCGTATTCTGACAGACGCCGTTACCCTGGGCGAAGGCGGCGATTATGTCGGTCTTGATGCCATGGCCTCAGACCTGATCCGCACTTACATCCCGGCACAGTATCACAACGACCCACGACTTACCGTACTGGTCGGCGCAGACCTTGTGGCTGCTGAAGAACTACGCCTCTACAACAAAGAGGATAAGCCTACCGAAAAAGTGGCCGCACAGTTGCTGACGAAGAACATTGCAGGCCGCAAGGCCATCATTCCGCCGTTTATGCCGGGCAAACGTATGGTGGTGACCATGCTGCCAAACCTGCAGATCCTGACGCTGAAAGGCTCCCGCCGCCGCAAGGCAGAAGATGTGGGCGATCGCAAACAGTTCGAAAACTCATACTGGCGTTACGAGGGGTACGCCCTGGGCGATCCGGATTTATATGCTGCCGTAGATGAGTCTGCGGTCACCATCGCCTGATAAACGGAGCGCACGGTATGCCAACGCCAATGCAGCGACAACGTGCCCGACAGATGGATGAGCGCCGTGCGGCGCTCATGACCAGAACGGACGGGAGCGCCATCAGCACAGAGAGTCAGCACATTAAGCTGCTGGCACTGGATAACGACATCAGACAACTGCACAACATGGAGCTGCTGTCTGACAAGCTGGAATTCAAACGGAACACGCTGCTGCCCCGCTGGCTGCCACACGCACAGGCTTATCTGGAGGGGGAACGCGTCTATCAGAATCCCATTCTGGTGTACTGCATCATCTGGCTGTTCGATACCGGGCAGTTTGAGATAGCGCTGCGGTGGGCTGACATTGCCATTGAGCAGGGGCAAAAGACGCCGGAGAACTTCAAAAGCGAGCTGCCAACGTTTGTGGCCCATTTCATTCTTGAATGGGCAGAAACCGAAGCTGAACGCGGGAACAGTATCGCGCCATATTTTCAGCAGGTGTTTGAAAAAATCCGCGACAAATGGCGCGTGAATGAACGCCTTGCTGCCCGCTACTGGCGCTTTGCAGGCGTCCTGCTGCTGCGCGGCGATGACGGTAAACCGCTGGCCAGTGCAATTAACGATCCGGAGAGACTGCAACAGGCCGACCAGTGTCTGGAACAGGCTGCCTGGCTGCATCCAAAAATTCAGGTGAAAACCCTGCGCCAGCGCATTGCCGCAAGACTGCGCGCGTTGCAGGGCACGTAAACGACTCCCAACAACCGGGCGGGCGCGGTGGAGGTGTGCCGGCAAAAGCCATCAGCACACTGCGGAAACCGGTCAGCCCGCCTTTCCCCGGAGTGAGCATGTTTGACGGGAAAAGCATTCACTATCAGCAGGCCATTATTCAGAACGATGGATTCTGGCCGGATATTGATGCCGGCGATTTTGAAAAGAGCCGCAGCATCCCCGCCGTCACGTCACACGAAACGGTGCTGACGGCGCTGCTTTGCGCGCTAACAGAGATTAACACTGAACTGGCTGCACGCCGTGAATACTGGCAGGAACAGGGCCACATCCGGGCCGCTGATATTCCGGGTTACACCGTGTTGCAACCAGAGCCGCGCAATACGGATGCACAACCTGAACGGATGCAGAACCACATTACAGCACTGTACACCAAGGCTGTGTATGCCCGCGCAAAGGCCGATCTTTTGCCGGAATCTGCCAGTGTGGGGCGGCGCGAGACGCAGCCATCATCAGAAGCCAGCGAAAGCCGCCGGACGTTGCTGGCTGAAGCGGCCATGGCGGTGCGGGCGCTGCTGGGCCGACCGCGTGCATCCATCGCGCTGATTGATTAAGGAAATGGTATGACGCAACTCGCCAGCCTGACGGCATTCATTGAAAACAATCTGCCGGCACGCGCACGCATTCCGTTCACCAGTGACATGGATGACATCACGCTCGTTCCGTTTACGAAGTCGCTGGGGCACGGGCAGTTATGTACGCAGGTCCGAAAATATACGGCTTTTCTGCGATGGGACGCATGGCCCTATCGTCAGCTCAATCCGGATTTGGTGTTTTCTCTGGTTGAAGCCTGGCTGGCAGACAACGGCGGCGACCTGCGCCAGCGCCTGGCACCGGATGCGCCAGCCGTTGACGTCGAAGTGGATGATGAAAATGAAGTGGCATGGCTGGAAATCAGTCTGCCGCTGGTTGATCCCATCACCCTGGTTGAGGACGAAAACGGCCCCATCCCCAGAGGCGGGAAACGTTACCAGCTGGAAAAGCCTGAAATCTGGGTGGCTCAGGCGCATCAGCTTCACTGCCAGGTGATGCCATGACGCGCCCCGTGATTAACGAGTCACAACTCCGGCAGGTTCGTCGCGCCATCAGAGAGGCAGAACTTCCGCCGGCAAAGGCCAGAAAGCTGCTGGTTCGCATTGCGAAATACGGCCTGATACCGGCTGCACGACGCAATGTGAAAGCACAGCGAACACCGGAGGGGGCAGCCTGGGCACCACGAAAAAGACCGGATAAAGCCGGCGGCAGGTATAAAAACAAAATGCTGCTGGGACTGCCGAAACTGCTGGCCATCAGGGTTGACGGCAGCGGGAAAAGTGTCCGCCTTTTCTTCAAAAAAGGGGATTACAACACCGGCTCTCATGGTGGGGCGGTCGCGTGGGTGCAACAGCACGGCGCAACCATCAAAGGCCGCGCCACAAAACGCCGGGACAGCGAAGCCATGCGCACCCGTCCCGCCACACGACGGCAGGCAGAACGCCTTCTTTCTCTGGGCTTTCGCGCCCCCGTCGGCGCAGTCAACAAAAAAACCGGACGCAGGGGACGCAGAAAGCCTTCTCTGAAATGGATTATGGAAAACATGAGTATGGCGCAGGCCGGACTGGTGATCAGCATTCTGAAAGGCGAGCAGAAAAAACGTGTATGGGAAATCAAAATCCCCTCCCGCGCATTTCTGGGAGCCAGCGATGCTGAATTTGCCCGCATTCTGGAAGCGCAGCTGCGCAGCCTGCATTACGGCGGCACGAGATAACAAAATCAGGAGACAAACCATGACATGGCCATCTGTCACGATTGAACAGTACAACACATTCAGCAGTTCACCGGACGGCGTGGAAAATACGCTGCTGTTTGTGGGCAATGCACAAAACAACAAAGGTGAGGTTCTGCCGGTTAATGCCAACAGCGATCTGGATGAGCTACTGGGAAAGAACGCCAGCCCGCTGAAGAACTTCCTTCAGTCTGCACTGACCAATGCCGGACAGAATGCCTTTTTCTATGTTGCCGTTCTGCCGGAAGCCGGCAAAGGCAAAGAAGCAACGCCAGCCTGCCAGGTATGGCAGAACGCCATACTGGCGGCTCAGGAAACTGTTTCAGTTGAAGGCGTGGTGATCACCGAGCCGGTCAGCACGAAGGATGACATCAACGCCATACAGGCGTTACGTCAGACCATCATCAATAAATATCAGCGCCGCATCTGGTTCATCCTGACCATCGCCGCCAACGACAACAGTAAAACCTGGGCGGAATACGTTGCCGAACTGACCGCACTACAGAAAGGCATTGCAGCCCCGCAGGTCATGCTGGTTCCGGAGATTTTTGGATTTGAACCGGGCGTTCTTGCCGGTCGCCTGTGTAACAGCGCCGTCACCATTGCTGACAGTCCGGCACGTGTGGCAACCGGGCACCTGTCCGCACTGAAAACCACAGAACGCCCGAAAGACAGCACAGGGCAGGCAATTGATCTCGACACTCTGCAGGCACTGGCAACCGCCCGCTACAGCGTGCCCATGTGGTATGCCGACTATGACGGCCTTTACTGGGCTGACGGTGTAACACTTGAGGTGGAAGGCGGGGACTACAACGTCATTGAGCATGTCCGCATTGCTGATAAGGTGGCGCGCCGCGTGCGGCTGATGGCCATCCCCAAGATTGCCGACCGCTCGCTGAACAGCACGCCGGGCAGCATTGCCGCACATGAAACGCTGTTTGCCCGCCCACTGCGTGCCATGGCGAAATCCATGCAAATTAACGGCATCACGTTTCCGGGCGAAGTGAAATCGCCCCGGAAAGGCGACGTGGTTATCACCTGGCAGGACGAAAAGACGGTCAGCATCAGCATTGTCGTCCGCCCTTACGCCTGCCCTAAAACCATCAAAGTGGGCATTCAGCTGGATAAATCTCTGGAGGAAAACGCATGACGACCCGCATTAACGGCATGGCGTTTGACACTTTTATCGGTGGAACGGATATCCATGTGAAAAGCATCTCACTGGACATCAGCGATGAAAGCGCCGTTGCCAAAACCCGTGGCATCCCTGACGGTAAACTGCGCGGCCCTGTCAGTGCCGAAGGTGAAATCGAAATGAGTACCCGCAGCTTTAACCAGCTCGGGGAAGTGGCTGCTCAGGCGGGATCGTGGCGTGACCTGCCGCCAATGGATTTTGTGTTTTACGCCAATACGGGAACCGAAGAAATCCGCGTCGAAGCCTTCGGTTGTGAGCTGATGCTTTCCGGCCTGTTAAGCATTGACACCGAGAGCGCAGATCTGACCACGCACAAAATCAAGTACGTGGTGGCAAGCCCTGACTTTGTGCGTATCAACGGCGTGCCCGTTCTCTCAGAGAACGACGTGCGCGGACTGATGGGGTGAACCATGCAGGAGCATGAGCGCACCATTATCACTCTGGGCATTCTGGGCGGAATCGCTGCCGCAAGTCGGGTGCTGGCTGGCGCAGAGCCGATTACGTTGCGGTTGTTTGTGGGCCGAACCCTGCTGGGGAGCGCGCTGGGTGTTTCTGCCGCTGCCCTGCTGGTTCGCTACCCGAACCTTGACCCACTGGCCATTGCCGGCGCAGGCACCGCAATGGGCGTTGCCGGTTACCAGATTGTTGAAATCTTCCTGCGTCATATGCGCCGGAAGCTGGGCGAGAAAGAGAACAAAGAGGAGTAACAGCAATGCTGTCCCGCAGGGAACAAAAAGCTGCCGCCATTGCCTGGAAAATTATCCGGGCACTGTGGTACTGGCTGCGCAAACCTCAGCAACCTCATAAGGAGCAAAAATGAAACTCTCCGATAAGCAACAACAATTTACCGTCATGATCGGAAAACTCATCCAGTTTGCCCATCAGCGCGGTTATGGCCTGACGTTCGGTGAGGCGTACCGCACGCCAGAACAGGCAAAACTCAACGCACAAAAGGGATCCGGCATTGCCAACAGCCTGCACTGCCAGCGGCTGGCCGTGGATTTTAATCTGTTTATTAACGGTGAATATCAGACCCGCACAGAGGCCTACCGCGAGCTGGGCGAGTACTGGGAATCCCTTGGTGGCGCATGGGGCGGTCGTTTTAAAAACCGCCCGGATGGCAATCATTTCAGCCTTGAGCACGACGGCGTGCGCTGATTTTACGCTTAATAAGCCTTCCTGCAGGCTTATTAAGCCCTCTTATTCTTGACTTTAAAAGGAAATGATGATGAACGATAAAAACACCCAGACTACCGCAGAGAACACCATCACTTTACAGGTCGGCGAGCATGAACTGACGTTTATCCCGACCGTAAAAGCCTACAACGACCTGCAGAACGACTTCATGCCGGATAACAAAATCGCGCCGCTGAAAAACTACCTGCGCCGTATCGTGATTAAAGAGCACCGCGATCTGCTGAACCAGTTGCTGGAAAAACCAGGAATGCCGGCCAGCCTGGCAACAGCCGTGAATAACGAGTTTGTGCCGGAAGTGGAAATCACCGTAAAAAAATAAAAAGCCATCTGGGGGCCATTGATCGCAATGACCTTACCCGGATGCTGATTCTGCGCCGCCACTGGCTGCCCGGCGAGGATGACTCGCCGCAGTCACTGGCTGCCGCCGTCTGGCTGGATAACCACTACTGGGAAAATATGAGCATCGCCGTCAATAACGGCATTATCCGTGCTTTTAAGGGATCGTAATGTCACAACAGCGCCTTGAATTACTTCTTGAACTGACAGACCGCCTGACAAGGCCGTTGCGTGCAGCCGGGCGACAGGTTCAGGGATTTGCTGCAACAAGTCGGGGAGCCTTTCGGGACATTGCTACCGGAGGCGCTGCGCTCTGGGGAGTGGGTGCAGCCATTCAGGGGGCACTGATGCCAGCCATTGAAATGGACAGGGCGCTCGGTGAGGTGAAATCACTGGGCGTCGCAGAGTCCGGATTGCGTAAACTCAGCCGCGCCGCCGTTGATTTCACTATGGAATACGGCGGGGCTGCGCAGGATTTTGTGCGTGCTTCTTACGACATCCAGTCAGCCATTGCCGGGTTAACTGACGATGAGCTGTCCCGCTTCACCACCGCATCAGCAACGGTGGCAGCAGCAACCAAATCCAGCAGCCAGACCATTACCGCCTACATGGGCACCATGTACGGCATCTTTAAAGACCAGGCTGATGCCATGGGAAAAAGCAAATGGGTGGAGCAGGTCGCCGGGCAAACCGCCACCGCCGTGCAAATGTTTAAAACAACCGGCGATAACATGTCAGCGGCGTTCACCACGCTGGGTGCCAGTGCAAAAGCGGCCGGTATTGATGCGGCTGAACAGTTCGCCGTGCTGGGACAACTGCAGGCCACCATGAGTGGCAGCGAGGCCGGGACAAAGTACAAGGCATTTCTTGCCGCAGTAGGCAGCGCCCAGAAAAAGCTGGGGCTTAATTTCGTGAATAAAGACGGCACGATGAAAAGTGTTGTCGAGATCATGAAACTTATCAGGGGCAAATTTGGTGATCTGTCAAAAGTGGCTGATTCCGATTTGCTGAAAAGCGCCTTTGGCTCCGATGAAGCTGTGGCCATGATTAAATTACTCAATGCGGACATTGGCGGACTTGAAAAGAATATCGCCACGCTGGGCAATATCAAAGGTATGGATAAGGCTGTCGAAATGGCGCAGGCCATGGTTGATCCATGGGAACAGGCCGCCGCAATTATTAACGGCATTCGCATCGAAATCGGCACGCAGTTGCTGCCTGTTCTGTACCCGTTTATCCAGAAAAGCAACGAAGGCGGTAAATCCTTTGTTGCCTGGTTACGTCTGTATCCCAATATCACACGGGCTATTGGTTTACTGTCTGCCGCCCTGCTGGGCATTGCCGCAGTGGGTGCCGTTGTCAACATTATGGTGGGTGTGGCGAAGTTTGTCTGGACAGGACTGCGGCTGGTCTGGCTGGCAGCAGTTACACCTCTGAAGATTCTCATTCTGCTGAAACGCACACTGACGGCTACCATGTGGGCATTCACTGTAGTTGCCCGAACGGTCAGGGCGCTGTATCTGGCCATGTCTATTGCTATGGGAACATACAACGTCAAAGCAAAAATTCAGCTGGCGCTGCTGAAATTACAGCGCGCCGGACTCTGGCTTTATTCTGTTGCGCTGGGTGCCGCCGGCATAGCAATGAAAATCTACACCGCAGTCACCAGCGGAGCTGCAATTGCAACACAGTTACTTTTCAGCCCCATCACATTAATCATCCTGGCACTGGCTGCGCTGGGCGTGGGCATTTATTTCCTGATCACCCGCTGGGATGAGATTAAAGCCGCGCTGATGGATACCGCCGCCTTTCAGTGGGTGGCTGAAATGGTCGGCAGTATGGGGGCATGGTTCGGCAATGCATGGAACACAATCCAGGACGGCTGGAATGCACTGGTTAACTATTTTTCCACCCATTCACCACTGGATGCCCTGAAGGATCTCGCCGGCGGCATACTGAAGATTTTCAGTAATCTCTGGGAACTGGTGAAACAGTCCTTCAGTGATTCATGGGGCTGGATTGTGGGCAAACTCAACATGATCCCCGGCGTTAACATCGGCACATCAGAAAGCACAGGAAGTGGCGAAGGCTCCGTATTAACCGGCGGTAAAGCCATCAGCGCGGGGCCGGGTGGCATTGCGGCAGAAATGCAGAACAACAGCGAAAACCAGACCACAATCGACAACTCCCGTCGTGTGGTCAACGTCAATGTGCAGGATCCATCCCCTGCCCGTCTTAACGAGTGGATGGAGCTGCATGCATACTGATAAACCGCTTTACATTGATTTGCTCATCACCGGCCGCAATCTCACGCTGAACAGCGCCAGTGAACCAGTGTTATGCAACAACAGGGAAAGTATTGCCCAGGACTGCCAGCACGCCATCATTGAGAGCGGACTGGCAACGCGCCTGCTGGCTGAAAAAAGCCCGACGCTTCGTGCCGACATCATGATGCAGATGACACTGCTGATTGAAGATGATGAGCGCATCACACCTGGCACGGTCAGTGTGACAGAAGAAACCCCGCTTTCTGGTCGCCTGCTGATTAGCGCCCACACCGAAGATTTTTTTGAACCCCTGACTTTTACGGTATCTCTTGATGATTAACGGCAAACCTACCGCAGATTACGAGCGCATTCTGGCTGATAACGGCATGCCGGTAACAGAAGAACAGGCGCGCGCTGAATTTGAAGCCATTGTCAAAGACGAAGGGCTTATCACCAACACATCCCGCATGTCACCGTTCTGGCGACTGATTACAGCTATCACCACAAAACCCGTGATGTGGCTGAAAGATGCGCTGGTTAATGTGGTGATGAAAAACCTGTTTCTGGCTGATGCCAGCGGTGTATTCGTTGATGTTTTTGCCTGGGCGGTAAACCTGCAACGCAAGGCCGCCACGCACGCAGCCGGCGTGATTCGTTTCACCAAAAACGACATTGATCGCGCAGTTACCGTGCCGGCCGGTACGCAGATTCAGACAGAACGCATTAACGGCGTGATTTATACGCTGACCGTTGTCAGGGATACCGTTATTCCGGCAGGAACACTCAGCATGAACATCGATGTTTCTGCGGAACAGGCCGGAGCCGGCTTTAACCTTGCGCCGGGATATTACCGCATCCTTCCGGTGGCGATTGATGGTATTGCCGGTGTTGAGAACGATGAAAACTGGCTGACCACACCGGGTGCCAACGAAGAAAGCGATGACGAGCTGCGTGATCGTGTTCGCAATCAGTTTAATCTTGCCGGCGCTTATCACACCGATGCCGTTTACCGGGGGGTAATTGCCGGCGTTGCCGGTATCAGTGCCGACCGCATCTATTTTCTGCATGACGCACCACGCGGCCCCGGCACAGCAAATGCTTACATTCTGCTGGATACCGGCATCGCATCCGAACCGTTCGTTGATGCCGTAAACGCATTCATTAACGATGAAGGTCATCACGGACACGGTGATGATCTGCGCTGTTTTTCCATGCCTGAAACACGCCACCCCCTGACTGTGACACTCTGGTTGTATGCAACGCTGAACCTCAGCGATGAGGAAATTCAGACGTTATTGCGCAATGTGGAAAATCTGGTTCGCTGTGCATTTCGCGAAAACAGCGATTATGACGTTCAGAAAACATGGCCGTACAGCCGTTTCAGCATGTCCAGACTGGGCGAAGAGATCCACCAGGTATTTCCACAGGTGGAGTCGGTTACATTTTCTCTTCCGGATATTCTCAGTGATCTGGCTGTTCCCCGTCTGGAATCCCTTACTGTGGAGGTGAGCGCGTGAAACTTCCGGAGATCCCTGAATTCCCGCTTCCCACCTGGATGAATAAAGGCGAGCCGTTAACGCTGGCACATTCATCGCATCGCTACTGGGAAAAGGTATACAGCTGGCTGACGTGGCCACTACAGCAGATTGATGTCGACACCTGCGCAGAGCCTTTACTTAACCTGCTGGCTTATCAGCGCAATATCACCCGATTTAAAGGGGAGCCGGTTTCGTTATTTCGCTTAAGGGTGAAACACGCGTTTATTAACGCTCAGGACTCGGGCGAACGCGCCGGATTCGAACGCATCTTTAAGCGTCTTGGCGTGGGAGACGTTAAAACACTGGAACGGCAGCTGCAGCATGACTGGGACGTTATTTTACTGCGCATTAATGACACCCAGTTAAGTGAAAACAATGCGCTGATGATGCAGCTCGTGCGCCAGTATGGCCGTACCTGCAGGCGCTATTTCTTTCAGGTAATCAATACAACCACCGCCCGGCTGACAGCCAGCACATTCGACGGCCATTACAGGTATCACACAGCAGAAGCAACGGTGAGAAAGGACACCATCTGGTTAACCGCTTCGCTACAGGCAGGACATTACGGCCTGTCCGTGGAACATTACACATTACAGGCAGATGAAGCATGAGCACGATTATTACTGAACAGTACGAACACTGGTGCGCAAATCAAATCATCAGTGGAAAACCTGCGCGCCCGGATACATTTGTTTTTGCATATATTCCGGGACAGGATGAATCCGCAGAGATCCCCCGCGATGAGATACTCCCTGATGAATCCATGATTCAGTATCGTGCGCCGGTCACCCAGTACGGCCTCCTGTCGCCGAACGCGACCGCGTTTTCCATCATTCTGGACACGACAGTCGGCGACTTCGAATACAACTGGATCGGTCTGCTGAACGAAGAAAGCGGCGTGCTCTGCATGATTGCACACACACCTCGTCAGCAAAAAATTAAAACAGCGAACGGCGTGCAGGGAAACAACCTGATCCGCACATTTTCCATGGAGTTTGACGGCGCAGCCGCAGCAATGCATATCGATGTCAGCGCTGATGTCTGGCAGATTGATTTCACTGCACGCCTTGCAGGAATGGATGAGGCCCGCCGGCTGCTGGCGTTTGATCACTACGGTGAAGCCGCTTTTCTGGGGGATGGTTTTCAGGTCAGCTATCAGGACGGTACCGCTACTGTTGCCGCCGGCGTGGGTTATGTGGGAGGTCTGCGCGTCAGTCTGCGCGAACCTTACAGCCTGCCGGCTGCGGTCGGGGATACCCTCTGGATTGATGCAAGCTGGCAGGGATTTGTTACTGGCGAATGGAATACCGTTTTTACGTTCTGCGCCCGCCAGGAACATGCGTCTTATACAGACGGTAACGGCTTCCGACACTTTGTCGCGCCACTTGCAAAAATGACAGGAGACGGCCCACAGGACCTGCGCCCGGAGACACCAGACGAAGAACAAAGCAATGCACTGGCAGAGCACGAAAAATCCCGCCATCATCCGGACGCAACACTGAAGGAGAAAGGCTTTGCGCAGTACAGCAACTCCACCGACAGCGACGCAGAAGACCGCGCCGCCACATCAAAGGCAGTAAAAGCCGCAATGGATAAAGCAAAAGACGCTGTTGAGCGCGACGGCGACACCATGACCGGGGAGCTGAAAATCCGTGGTGTTAATGCACTGAGGATTTTCAACGAAGCTTTTGGCCTGATTTTTCGTCGTTCGGAAGAGTGCCTGCACCTTATCCCTACCAGTGAAGGTCAGGGCGAGAATGGCGATATTGGCCCCCTGCGTCCGTTCACTATTAATTTGCGGACGGGTGAAGTTTCCATGCCACACGCAGTATCTGTTGGCGGTGGTTCGAAAGTTAACGGTGCGTTGGGTATCGGCGTTCAGAATGCGCTGGGCGGAAACTCAATTGCTTTCGGGGATAACGATACCGGCCTGAAACAGAATGGTGATGGCCTGCTGGATGTTTATGCCAATAGCGTGCATGTGTTGCGTTTTCAGAATGGCAGCATTCAGAGTAATAAACCTGTAAACGTTACCGGGCGGGTAACACCGTCAGACTACGGAAACTTTGATGCCCGTTACCAGACCAAAACAGGCGGCGTGCAGGATGTGCGTTATGGTTCCGAAATGTATTACAACCCGGGAGGTAACCAGATATCCTGGACATTTCGCTCACCTTCAGGCCATGGATTATCTGGTATTAATGTGCAGGAAACCGGAAGTAATTCGGCAGATAACATCGGCGGCGTGTATTACCGACCGCTTCAGAAACTGATTAACGGCACCTGGTATAACGTGGCGAGTGTTTAATAATGTTGCATTTAAAAAATATTACTGCGGGCAATCCGAAAACCGCAGAACAATATCAGATGACAAAACAATATGGTGTCACCTGGCTTTTTTCGGAAGACGACAAAAACTGGTATGAAGAACAGAAGAACTTTGCCAGCGACACAATAAAAATGGTTTACACCGGGGACGGGCGCGTGGTGTGGGTCGGTAAGGATGTGACAGGCATTGAACCCCGTAATGCCAGTGTTATTGAAGTTCCGGATATTACCGCTAACCGCCGCATCACTGCACCGGGTTACTGGTTTTACCGCAATGATGAATTTGTCTTCGATTACAAATTAAAAGCAGAAGACGAGCGTGATGCCCTGTTAAAACAGTTCAGTATCATGACCTGCGAGTGGGAAAAAGACCTGCTGCTGGGATTAATCAGCGACGAAGACAGGGAAAAACTGAAAGCCTGCCGTATTTATACAAAAAAGTTACGAGAGATGACATTCAGCCAGGTTACAGATAAAGCATCGTATGCCGCGATTGTATGGCCAGAATTACCGCAGAACATTAGCGAGAATTAAGAAGTAATGAGCGCACTGTTAACAAAAGCATTTGAAAAGTGGGTTGCTGAATGCACTTCCAGTAATTTACCTGCACGCCCTGACGCTATTATTTTTGCCCTGATGGAGCGGGAACCAACGCGCGAAGACAATACCGTTCCGGAAGACAGAATCACATACGCTGTGAATGAACTGACCTGTGGCCAGTTAAGCCAGGACACTATTGTGTGCAGCGCCGTTGTTCCTGATGACTGTGTTTTCAGTTATGACTGGATTTGTCTCATCCATCAGGCCAGCGGAACGTTATGCGGCGTAATAAAAACTCCCGTCAGACAGAAAACGACAGGTGAGTCACTCGTCCGCAATTTTACAATCACCTACAGAGGCATTGCTCAGTCCGCGCAAATCAGCGTCCCTCCCCAGAGCTGGCAGGTGGATATCACTCCGGAGCTGAAAACAGCACTGAAAACTCCTAATCACCTGTCAGAAATTGCAGCAGAAGGCGAAGAGGCGCAACAGGAATCCCGCGATAATCTGGGACTGAAAGTTTCAGCCATAATGGAGCCACAGGGTGATATTCGAGACCGGACTGAAGGTTGTCTGGCGATACCGGGCGCATTTGGTTTTGGTCATATTTTTATTCCGGGTGATGCTGTCAGGTTTAACAACGATGCTGATTTGCTGGCATGGGTAAGATGTGTGGAACCCGGAGAATATTATGTGGAGGGGGGAAGCGGAGTACTTCCCGGCATCGCCTTCCGGGGGATGATAAGTATCCGCTGGCTGGAAGCAGAACGCTCCACACCTCTGCCACCACATACAGCAAAGGCCATTATTTTCTATGGCATTAACGGTGATATTTATTACAACCGTTACTGGAGTACAGGAAATGGATTGCTGACTGGCTGGGAAAACCTGAAAGTCAACGAGGCTTCACTCAGGGCGCTGATTGAAACCCGCGCGCCGCTGAACAGCCCGGCGTTCACCGGTACGCCAACCACACCAACCCCACCGGATGATGCGGTCGGGCTGGAGATGGCGAACGCGGCGTTTGTCCGCAAACTGCTCGCTGCACTGGTTGGCTCATCTCCGGAAGCCCTTGACACACTGAATGAGCTGGCAGCGGCGCTGGGCAGTGACCCGAATTTTGCAACGACGGTCACTAACGCGCTTGCAGGCAAACAGCCACTTAGTGATGTTTTAACCGCCATCAGCAGGTTAAACACTCAGGCAGATAATCTTCTGTACTTTGATTCGGACGGGAACGCATCGCTGACACGGTTGACGCCAGAAGCCCGTTCACTGCTGGCACAGGCCACACCGGAAGATATGCGCAGAGTGCTTGAGCTGGAAAGGTCAGACACTGTGGTGCCACAGAATAATATTTATGATCGCAGCGAAGGCGTGGTGGCCATTCCGGGGACGCTGGGATATGGAGGATATTACCGACATGAAGACAAAGTCATTTTCAGGGGAGAAAACGGCCCTGCTGATTTTATTTCCTGGGTATCCACTACACCACCGGGCCGGTATGCGGTAGGAGACGGTACTTCATATAGCGCGCCTCAGATTATTGACAAGGAAAATCGTCTGGAAGGGATTGTTGAAATTATTATTCCGGATACAGCCTCCTCGTCTTCGCAATCGCGTGCAGACAAGCTCATTATTTTCATGAGTAAGAAGGGAGAAATGTTTATCAACTGGCTGAAATGGACCAGTGCCGGAGCCGGTCTGGCTGGCTGGGGAAATCTCAGCGCGAAGGGATTACGCTCTGCTGACTTCTGGGGAAACCCGGGGATTGACGGAGTCACACTGGCAGCAATATCTGTCGCTGACCTTGCCTCACATAAGCGTGGGGACAGGATATCAGGCGAAAAGTTACGGCATGTATCGCTTATGTTTGAGAACAATGGTAATCCGTGCGCAGCGGCATCGGTTTACAACGTATCGATGATGTACGGGTTATTGCCGGGGTCCTATTTTATTCTGAATGGCTCCAGTCAGAGTCTGAACTGTGGGAATAAAGCCAATGCCTGGTGGATTTGCCTGGTGATGAGGGCAGAATAATGAAAATAATCGACATAAAGGCGATGAAATACCTGGAAGACGGGTCTGTTTCCTGTGAAGTGTTGTTTGAAGGGCGGGCTGATTATATTCCTTATCGTGCAGTGGAAAATGATTCAGCTGCATCAGGCCAGCGGGTATGGGGAACACTGATGAGCGGTGAGTTTGGTGAAATCATCCCCTTCACTGTAACAGCAGAGATGCTGGACAAAGAAAAAGAACTGAAAAAAGAGGAAATCAGGCGCTGGCGAACAGAACAGGAGGCGCAGCCGTTCACATTCGAATGGAACAGCAGCACATGGAATGGAGGAAAATCCTCACTGGAACGCTTATTCCCGGCAGTGATGGCAGCAAAATCTGGTGTGGCACACAATGCCACAGTATGGAGTGATGCAAATAACCAACAAATTAAATTGTCACAACAAAAGCTGGAAGAACTACTTACGGCAATGGTGCAGGCTCAGGCTGCACGCAACGATGAGATTTACCTGCGCCAGCGTGAGATGAAAAACACGCTGGCCACACTGAATAACATTGCTGCAATTAGGGCATTTCAGGTGGGCAAAGCAGAATGAAATGGAAAGAGGTAATTTTACGTCCGTCTGCCATAAACATTAAATGTTCTGTGGTTTGTCTTCATCCGTGGTCAGAAAATACCGGAAACATCAAACCATCGGGGCGTTATCTCAGCCCCGAAAATGCTGTATCTGCACTTTTACCCTACCTGAAAGAAAGCACAGAAAAAGACATTGTGGCGCTGTTGTTTTGCGCTCCTTCTGCTGGCGAGTTTTTATCACTCGCCAGGCAATTTTCAGGCGCATTTCCATTGCCAGAGGTGGGGCGAATGTCCCGCATGATTTCCAGTCAACTTTCACTGGCCATCAGCAGAATGCAAATCCCCGCCAGACCGGCAACATCACTTCCGGAACCGATAATGCTGTCGACACAGACCACTCGCAGCATGTCGCTGGCAGCAACCATTGCACAGGCAGCCACTCCTGCCGCCACATCACCGGAAACATTGTCATCATCGCTGCATCAGTTCATGAATGCGAGAGATAAAGCCTTACAGGAAATCGCTGATCAGCAGGCCGCACTCCGGCAAAAAGTTTGCCCGGTGTGGCGCTTTTGCTACAAGGGAGCCCTTAGCCAGGCTGCAGTGCTGATACAAAAAAACATCCCACACCCCGAGTGGGTTTTTACAGCTGTGATGCTGTTCGTCGGCGATAATCTCTCATCACTAAGGGAAGCACTACATGACCCAGATGATTGTCCTTGCGCTTGACGGGGAAGCCATTCTGCTGCGTAACATCACCGTCAGCGCCACCATGCAACTACCGGACAAAGATATGTCCGGACAGTCAACCAGCACCACGAGCGCCCAGCAGGGAAACAAGGCTAAAGAGCTGCGCGTGTCGGGGGTTATTGATTTTAACGATGAAGCTATTCTGACCCGTATTTTTCAGCTTGCGGAGGCAACAGAAAGCAACGGTGCTAAAAAAACATATCGCATTGCTAACGCTACCGCGAAGGCAATCAATATGCGACAGGGGGTATTTTCTGGTGGCATTGATGCCACGGAACAACAGGGAAAAATGCACTGGCAGATCACCTTTACTCTCAGGGAAAAATTAAGCGTGCCAGAGAAAGCATCCGCACGCAGCGGTTCGCAAAAAACCATCGCCAGACAGCAGACCCAGAATGGCAGCGAACAGGTACCAGACAAAGGCATGAATACGCAAAGTTCGTTCTGGAAAAAAATCAATGATGCCGTTGGCTCTGGTCTGGATGCTGTTGGCATCGGGAGCGTGAAAGAGGAAGGGAAAACATGAAATTGATACAACGCTGCATGATTAATGGCGAACAGGTGGAAATTGCCGATATAAGCCTTGTTCTTACCCTGAATGCTGCCGGTCGTGGCTTCATTTCTGTTAACAATCTGTCACCCGAACACAGCCTTGCCGGCGCAATGGTACAAATTGATCTCGGCCGTGACGGTGAAGCATGGCGCTATTTCTCCGGCTACATTGAGCGCGATCAACCTGCTGAAAATGGCTCACGTCGCCTTTTTATTCGTGAAGCGGCTGCTGTGCTGGATTTTGATTTCCCTTGCTCCATGCAACACCCGACGTTGCGGGGGGTACTCGATAATCTGGGGCGACAAAGCGGTATCGTTTTTATCACTCCGGATGCGGATTATGCCAGTATACCAACTCCCTACATCACCCACAGTGGCAGCGGAGCACAACTGCTCAGCCAACTGGGGCGAGCATTCAGTATCAGCGATTACGTCTGGCACCCTATGCCGGACGGTTCTGTATTTGTGGGAAGCGCAGCTGATTCACGATTTGCCAGTATTACAATACCGGATATTCCGCAACAGTACACACTCGGGCAAAGCGGCGGAAACAGCATCGACATCATGTTTATGGAAACTGTGCGACCGGGCGTGAACCTACCGGCCGGGCGCATTACCCGTGTAGCCCTCAACAACGAGAAAATGACCCTGACATGGGAGCGCCTTACCGCCACGGGTAACCCTGTTTCCAAATCACCATTACGCAGACAAATGGAAACACAGTTCCCGGAACTGGCCAGCGGTACGCTACATACCCGGCTGGCGCGCGTCATTGCGCCAACGGAGCCCACCACCCTGGGCGACGTGGCCGACAGTTTCCGCCCACGCTACGCCGTCGATGTGCAGTTGCTTGATGAGAACGGCAACGATAAAAGCGACACGCCCGTTTACCCGGCAGTACCGCTCCCCGTCCCCATGGCTGGCAGTGAGGCGGGATGTTTTGCCTACCCACCGGCAGGCACCATCGTGGAAATATCCAACATTGAAGGACGTCCGGACAAACCCGTTATCAGGCAAATCTTACCCGCTGGCCATAACCTGCCTGATGTAAAGCCCGGCGAACAGCTGCAGCAACAGCGCGCAGAAGTGTTTCAGCGCGTCACGACTGACGGAAGCTGGCACAGAGAAACCGATCAGCAAATCAGGGAGCATTCAGCCAGACGAACCATTAACAGCGATCAGGAAGAACGCACAACAACAACCAGAACAACAACAGTACAGGCAAACGACATAACCAGCGTTCTGGGAACCAGCAAGCTGATGACAGGCCAGACAGAACACATTACTACTGGTCATTATGCGATCGCAGCCGGTGAGCATATCCAGATGGTAGCGCAGGATTTGCTGACTAAACTCAAAGGGGCGACATCCACGATTGAGCGCGACCTTACTGAAAACGTGGGAGGCCGCAGAACATGCCGGGCGGACGGTGGTCTGGAGTTTACAGCCCCGACAGTATTTATTGGTCGCGGTGGCTCACGGGAAAAATCCGGACTTAATCTGCTGACGTTGTTGATTGATATTCTGGATCTGGTTCAGTTGCTGGCCACACACACTGCAAACCACACCCACAGCAACACCGGCGCACCAACAAACAGCAGCGAACTTGCCGCAGACGCCAAACAGGCTACGAGCCTGCGCGAAAAATACGGTGACCTTATCGCCTGATCACCGGGCATACCACCCCCATAAACGCCCATCACGCAACGCACGGCTCCGGTCGTGCGTTTTCATATCTGCCACCTGATTAATGCGTTCTGCGTGCCATTCTGGCGCTGTATGCGCACACCGCGTAAACGGTGTGACGTAAAGCGTGAGGTGACGTAAACCGCGCTACCCCCTCCAACCCGCGGGTTTCGTGTCGAAACAGTTTTTCAGTTTTCTGCCGTGCAAAAATGACCGCCAGCCCGCGCAGCAACTGAGGGAAAAGCGAAGATCTGAAATTTCACGCTTTGAAATTTTTTGCAGTTTTCAAAGTGGTTTTTACGATCGCACAAATGGCCGGAGCAATAAAACCGCATGATATTAAAAGAGTTTTCATACTTTACGCGAGACAAAAAAACGATCACGAAAGGATCGCATCAAACAGCCATCAAACAAAGAAGGCAGACACGGCGCGGCCTGCACAAAATTAAGCTCCAAAATAAAACTGAAAAAAAGGATCGCAACAAGAAGAAAAGCGCGTAAAACGATCGCTGCTGATGTGGCGTTTCTTTATACAAGCTGCTATTTGCGATATGCTGAACACATCAACCTGTGGAGTGCATTATGAAACGAAAATCAAAGTCTGCTGCCATTGCTGCTATTACTACAGCTCTGACAGCATCACTGGCTCCGGTGCCAGCTAAAAGCACGATACTACCAACAACAGTTATTGAATCCGCGACACACGCCAGAGTGGTTTCAATGCTTACATTTGAGCATCATGATGGTCAGGTGTTTCTGCCTCTCGAAGAAGCTATTGAATATATCAACGGGCTGAATGACAACATGCGCGCCGCGCTCAATGCAGTCATTGAAGAACGACAGAACAGAGGCAAGGGAGCACTGTTTACTGACAAAACCGCAAAAATCATAAAAATATGCGAAGAGTCAATTAAGCAGCACACCCGTGTTAAAGAGGCTGTCAAAATTGTAATGGATCCGGATAACCTGGCAAAAATGTATCCGGATAGCCTAGAGCAAAGAATCGCCTATCGCAATAAACTGGTTCGTTTTGGTCGGGCAATTGCGCAGGGAGAGTTTATCGCTCGTGATGCCATCAACACCATCAAACGAAGCACCGCACCAGACAAAACAACCAGCCTGGGCAATACGCTGTCTGACGGAAATGTGAAAGCAATGATTATTGCCGAGCATAAAAACATGGGACTCCCGGCACCGGAGTTTTCCTGATGGCAAGCAAAGTAAGCATTCATAAAGATGTTGAATACCAGGACATTGCAAAAGTTTACGGAAAGGCTCTGGAAAACTGGTTAAATACCGGTGTTCTCCCTGACAGATTCGGCAATGAAGGGCAGTGGGAAGATAACGCAAGATTATGTGGTTCGTTTGTATATAAATTACACATAAGACTACCGTCAGAACCACCATGGAAGAAAAGCAAAGCCCAAATAGACAGAACTTCAAATATCTATCTGGTTTATACAAGGCACTGGATGGATTATGACAATATACAAATCATCAGCATCATGGCCCCAGATGCTCACGAAAAAGCCAAAACTTCTTTCATGGCTGAACTGGAAAGACGGGCTGAAGAATTCCAGAACTCATAAATAGCCCGATTTTCTCCCAGAAACCCGCAGCGTAAAAACTGCGGGTTTTCTTTTTGGCACCCTCACAAGTGAGGGTGCCAGTTAAAGATTACAATAATACTAATTCAGTCTCGTCTATTTATTTTGTTAATCTTCGATTTTCTTTAAAGGAAAAATATCTGGAGTAAATACATCCTTAACAGGAATATTTAGCTGTTTACTAATAAACTGCTTCAATTTCTTTTCTTCCTTTAAATCCAAAATCTCATTATTACCCGCAAACTTTTTCTTATACTCATTCCACAAGGATATAGATTGAAGTTGCGATTTCGTTAATATTACGTCACTAGACAATATAGTCCATTTTTTATTATCACATACAGCACCAGTTCCGCAACCATCCGGAGAATAATCAACCATTGCCAACCGATAACTACCTTCAGAATTTTCCGTAGGTAGAAGCAACACAGATACAAAGTCAGCTCTTTTCTCTTTCTGCCACTCAATAGCCGCGGCCATTGCTGTCGAAGCTCTTGATTCTAAATCTTGAGACTCAGGCGACACTATAAAAACCTTAAATCTTTTTCGTCCCGCATAACTTATGTCATCATAACGCACAAAAGAATACGGTTTCGCCTTGTCTACTCCAGATAAAGCAAGTTCATCACTAATATGATCTTTCGATGGAATATTATTTACCTGTGAATCGGATTCGTTTCCGGATAATTGCCCAATAACCCAAAACACAACGAAAAACATTACAACCAACAATAAACACCCTCTCCTTTCTTTTTTCTGCGTCGACCAAAAAGAAGTTCCACACGCAGGACACACTGATTCCTTCGTAGAATTTTTAGACTGACATTTTGTACAAACCCAATGAAGCATGAATAATTCTCCATAATATCAAAGATAAAACTAACTCCCCTAAAAAGGCACACAAATTTTATGGTTTGAAAAGAGGGCAAAGCAAGAATTATAAAGCCCGCATATTTTACGGGCTTTGACTATACCTCGAAAATGTGGTCACTGCGTGGACATACGTTGATACAAATCCTTTTATATCAATAAATTAACTCATCATCTTTTTCATCAACAAGGATTTTCACGTTTGTGTTACCTGTATGAGACGAGAGTTAACCAGACAAGTGTGCCATAATCTCGCGGCCAGGCATACTTGCGAAGATTTCAGGTATAAGGATACGTAATGATACAACCTATTTCCGGCCCTCCTCCTGGGCAACCACCAGGTCAGGGAGATAACCTGCCGTCTGGCGCGGGCAATCAGCCTTTATCCAGTCAGCAACGTACTTCGCTGGAAAGCTTAATGACGAAAGTGACCTCACTGACGCAACAACAAAGAGCAGAACTGTGGGCGGGTATCAGGCACGATATTGGTCTGTCGGGAGATTCACCGCTGCTTTCGCGTCACTTCCCTGCCGCTGAGCATAATCTGGCGCAACGTCTGTTGGCCGCGCAAAAAAGCCATTCTGCCCGCCAGCTTTTAGCGCAATTAGGGGAGTATTTACGTCTGGGGAATAATCGTCAGGCGGTCACGGATTATATCCGTCATAACTTTGGTCAGACGCCGCTGAATCAGCTCTCACCGGAGCAATTAAAAACCATTCTCACCCTGTTGCAGGAAGGGAAGATGGTTATTCCGCAACCACAGCAGCGCGAGGCGACCGACCGTCCTTTATTACCGGCGGAGCACAATGCGCTCAAACAGCTGGTGACCAAACTTGCGGCAGCAACGGGGGAACCCAGCAAACAGATCTGGCAATCGATGCTGGAACTTTCCGGGGTGAAAGATGGCGAGTTAATTCCAGCGAAACTGTTTAACCATCTGGTGACCTGGCTACAGGCGCGTCAGACGCTAAGCCAGCAAAATACGCCGACACTGGAATCACTACAGATGGCGCTAAAACAACCTTTAGATGCCAGTGAACTGGCGGCGTTATCGGCATATATCCAGCAAAAATATGGCCTTTCTGCGCAATCATCGCTTTCTTCTGCCCAGGCCGAGGATATTCTTAACCAGCTTTATCAACGGCGGGTTAAAGGGATTGAGCCGCGTGATATGCAACCGCTGCTTAATCCTTTTCCACCGATGATGGACACGTTGCAAAATATGGCAACGCGTCCCGCGCTGTGGATACTGTTAGTCGCGATTATCCTGATTCTGGTCTGGCTGGTTCGTTAA